AGTCGACGTGGTACTGCGTCTCGCAGTCGCTGGGCGCCACGTCGGTGTTCTCATCGATCACACTGACGAGCGATACGGCCACCGTTCTCGACGTCAACGGACAGACCTCGCTTGAGCTGTCGAAGAACTACGCTGGCGTCACGGCTGGCAACTATGTCCGCATCACGAACCGCTCGACAGGTGGTGGGCCACAGATTCAATCTGCTGGCGTTGATACCAACGTTGCGTTGTCGGTTTCTGCAAAGGGGACCGGGTCGCTCACGCTTGGTGGTTCTGGTCCATCATCGATTTCCGGTTCATCGGTTGCGCTTTCGGCGGGAACCGGATTCCTTGATCTCGGCTTGCTCGCTGCAAACACAACGCGTGTCGAAGACAATCAAGTGATCATCTCGTGCTTGACGACACCGGGCGCCGTGATTGGTGTCGAGGCGTTTGTCCTCCCACGCGTTGTGCGTGTGAAGCCTGCAACGCTCGCACAAGCCAACACCGCTGTTGCGCTCATCTCCGTTGCGGGCGATCGCATTGGTGCTCGAGCCACCATCACTGACAGCACGGCAACGTTCGCCAGCGCCAACTACGGGGCTGTCATCACGGGTGGTGGCGCCAACTTTGTGCCGGCCATCTACGACGGCACCAACTGGCGTCAAGGCTGAACGATGACGCAGATCCCGATCCTCTCTGGCATTTTCGCGACGGGCACCGGCGTCGACGTGCGGACGTCGTACCCTGTCAACATGGTGCCCGTCCCTGCTGACTCTGGCGTCTCGCCGGGCTACTTGCGCCCCGCTGACGGCATCGTCGGGCAGGGCATTGGCCCCGGTGTGGGTCGTGGCGGGATCGAGTGGCGAGGTGTGCTGTATCGCGTCATGGGCAGCAAGTTCGTCTCCGTCGACGTCTCAGGTGTTGTGACCGAGATCGGGGACGTCGGCGAGGGCGGGAACGTGCGCATGTCGTACGGGTTCGACCTGCTGGCCATCGCGAGCAACAACAACCTCTTCTACTACGACGGGGTGTCGCTGACGCAGGTCACCGACCCAAACGTGGGCGTCGTGCTCGACGTGCAGTGGATCGATGGGTACTACGCCGTCACCGATGGGGAGTTTGTTGCGTTCAGCGACATCAACGACCCGTTTTCGTTCTCGACGCTGAAGTACGTGTCGAGTGAGTCGGACCCCGACCCCATCGTCGGTGTGCGCAAGCTCCGCAACGAGCTTTACGCCATCAACCGCAACTCGATCGAATGCCTCGACAACGTGGGCGGCAGTGGCGTGCCGTTCGCCCGCATCGAGGGCGCGAAGATCACCAAGGGCGCGGTGGGCACGTTCGCCGTGGCAATTTACATGGAGACGCTGGCCTTCGTTGGCAGCGGCTACAACGAGGCGCCTGGTGTCTATCTGGGGATCAACGCGGGTGCGAACAAGATTTCCACCGTTGAGGTGGACCGCGTCCTTGCGTCATACACCGAGGCGCAGTTGTCGCAGACTCTCGTCGAGGTCCGCAACGACAACGGGCACCAGCACCTCTACATCCATCTCGTAGATCGCACGCTGGTCTACGACGCTGCTGCCTCCAAGGCTCTCGGCGCACAGGTTTGGTTTGTCCTCACCTCGTCGATGACGGGCGAGAGTGTCTACCGCGCTCGCCACCTCGTGTGGTGCTACGACCGCTGGAACTCTTGCGACCCGACGAGCTACAGCGTGGCGCGCCTGACGCAGGATGTGAGCACGCACTACGGGGAGCCGGTGCGCTGGGAGTTCTCGACGCCCATCCTCTACAACGACGGGAAGGGTGGGGTCGTTTACGAGCTCGAACTCGTGTGCCTCGCTGGGCGCGTGGCGCTTGGTATCGACCCGACCATCTCGACGAGCTACAGCTACGACGGGGTGACGTGGAGCACCGCCAAGTCCGTGCGCGTAGGCACCATTGGCGAACGCCTCAAGCGCATCGTGTGGTTCCGTCAAGGGTCGTTCATGCACACGCGAGTGCAGCGCTTCCGTGGGACATCTGACGCACATGTGTCGGTGTTGCGACTTGAAGCGGCCATGAGCGGGAGTGCGTTTTGACCTCGACAACCACCCGACGCCTGCGACTCGATCGCAACCAGCTTGCCAAGGCCTTGAACGGCGACCCTGAAGTGGTGCGCCAGTTCGAGCTGCTGCTCTCGATGGTGAACGCCATCGAGTCGGGCGGTGGTGGCACGGGTGCTGTTGAGAGTGTCAACGGGCAAATCGGCGACGTGGTGTTGGATGCCGCAGATGTCGGGGCGGTTGCACTCGGGTCTCTCGCCGCGATCGCCACCAGTGGGAGCGCTGACGATCTCGTCGCGGGTACAGTACCAGTGGCACGCCTTCCGCTGACGACGGTGACGCCGGGCAGCTACACCTCGACGAATCTCACCGTTGATGCCACGGGGAGAATCACAGCGGCGGCAAATGGGTCTGGCGGCGGTGGCACATACGGGAGCGCCACCGCGACGTTCACCGTTGGGCTCGACAGCGTCACTGTCTCCGTTGTCGACGCAGGCGTCACACTGGGCAGCAACATCGTTTTGAGCGTCGGAACAGCGCCGGGCCGTGAGGCAGACGAGTTCGCCTTCGCACCAGTCTTCCCCGCCGTGGCGAGCGTGACGGCGGGCGTTGGGTTCGATATTCTCGTGACGTGTCCCGACGCTGACGCCGACGGCGCCTACCTCATCAACTACACCAGGGATTGAACATGGCTGGCATCACAGGCGGAAGCAACACCACCAACAAGGCGAACGTCGACGCCGATTTCAACCTCAACGTGAACTTGCCGGTTCCCGAGGAGCAAGCAGGCTTTGCGTGTGCCTCGTCGGAAGTCGACGCGGGTAGCGTGTTGGGCACTCGACTGCAGCGCGCGTTTGAAGTCACCGACGACTACCGTTTGCGCTGCGCGATTGATTCGCTGTGGCTGAACAAGGCGTTCAGCGGGGCAATCCTCGATGAGCGATTCGTTCAAATCGCCACGACGATGACCTACGCGCAAGGGTCGGGCCTTGGCGTGCTCAACTCGGGCAACTCGCTCGCTGCCAACGCAACCATCCGACTGTCGACGAAAAAGTCGATGCCGTTGTTCGGCACGTTCGGGCTGCACATCGAAACACAGCTGCGCGAGGCAAACCCGACGGCAACCGGCGTACAGAGCGAGTGGGGCTTGGGGCTCATGGTGGGCACTGCTGCCCCACTCGACGGTGTGTTCTGGCGTCGCCTGAGCGGTGGGCAACTGCAAGGCGTCGTCAACTTTGGCGGCGTGGAAACTGTCACCAACATCACAACGACGGCTGTTGTTGGTCGCGGTGGCGTGGGCCTGTATTCCGCCACCGACGTCAACAAGTACGCCATCGTCATCGCCAACGACGAAGTGTTTTTCTGGATCAACGACATCCTCGCTGGCAACATCGAAACCCCCGTCAACCAAGGAGCACCGACGGCGTCGCAGGCACTCCCGCTTGAGTTCCGCGTGGTCAACTCCGCTGGTGGTGCGAGTGCTGCGCGGCGCATCGAAGTGGGTTTCGTCAACGTGCTGTTGGGCAGCGGTGACACCACCCGCCCATGGACCGCCGCGATGGCAGCCAACGGCAACGGCAGCTACCAGACGCAGCTCGGCACCGCTGTGGCAGCGACGAGCAACAGCGGGATCACGGCACTCGCCGCCCCGACGTTCACCGCCAACACAGCGCCTGCCATCAACGCACTGGGCGGGAAGTGGATTTCCCCCTCGCCACTGCCTGCTGGTACCTCTGGCCTCGCCACAATCGCCGACGTGCACTACCCGATCTTCAGCTACCTCAACCCTGCGGGCACCGCCGCGATTCCGGGTCGCGATCTCGTCGTCACTGCGATTCGCATCGGCGAGACTGTCGCGTCTGCGGTGCTGGGTGCGACGTACACGCATCTCGAGTGGATCGTGGGCGTGGGCTCAAGCGCCGCAACGCTGGCGACTGCCGATGCTGTTGGGCCGCCAACGACGACGTCACCCAAGCGCCAGAACGTTGGGAGTCAGTCGTTCCTCGCAACGGCGCCAGCCGGCACCGTTGCACCTGGTTTCCATGTCCCCCTCGAGACCCCGCTCGTGGTGCCACCGGGCACCTACCTGCATGTGATCTTGTCGCTCATCGGCAACGCTGCGACGGGCACGTTGCGCGGGTCCGTGTTCATCAACGGGTACTTCGAATGACCGATCTCGTCGTGACCTCGTCGACGGTGGACGCACTGTTGCGTCTCACGCCGCTCGCCGTCGAGGAACCCTGTCCCGTGGTGCACCACTTCGGGCCGGGGGTCTACATCCGCGAGGTCACGCTCCCAGCTGGCGCGCTCGTCGTCGGCAAGACGCACCGACATGCACACATGAACCTGATGTTGCGCGGCAAGCTGGAGTTGCACGACGAGACAACCGGCGCGATTCGCGTGCTCGAGGCGCCGCAAATGTTCGTCAGCCCACCCGGCCGCAAAGTGGCACGCATCATAGACACCGTCGTCTGGCACAACGTCTACGCCACCGAAGAGCGCGACATCGAGCGGCTTGAGGCATGGTTGTTTGAGCCGGAAGCGCGCGACGTCGAGGTGTTCGACATGCATCGCCAGTTGCGCCAGCCGGAGCGCGACGACTTCGATGCGTTCGTGAATGCCTCGCCATGGAGTGCCGACGAGGTGCACGCCATTTCGCACGCCGGCGGGGACTGCATCGACTTCCCGACCGGCTACGCCCATCTCGTCGTGCGTGATTCCCCCATCGAGGGGCGTGGTTTGTTCGCCACCGTCGACGTTGCGCCCGGTGTCGTCGCACCCGCCCGCATCGACGGGAAACGCACGCCGGCAGGCAGGTTCGTGAACCACAGCCACAACCCCAACGCTGCCTTTGCATTGCGTGCTGACGGTGCTATTGACCTCGTTGCCTTGAGGCCCATCGCCGGTTGCGTTGGTGGGAGCCGAGGAGAGGAAATCACCGTTGACTACCGCCAAGCCGTGGCGTTGTCCGGGGTCCACATCTCTCGTCGAGGTAGCCAATGAGTGCAGTCGCAGTCGCAATCGGTGTTGGAGCCGCTGGTGTCATCGCTGGCATCGGTGGGGCGGCAATCTCCGCCTACAGCGCCAGTGAGGCGCAGAAGGCGTACGAGAAGCAGTCAGAGCTTGACCGCGCACAGCTTGCCGCCGCTCAACAGCAGGCGCAGCAGTCGCAGCAGCCGTACGCTGACGCGGGCATGGCTGGCCTTGGCGGGATGAACCAATACCAGCAGACGGGTACCGATGCTCTCGCGCAACAGCGGGCACTTGCGGGGCTCGACGGCCCACAGGCGCAGCAGGCGGCCATCGAGGCGTTGAAGACCTCGCCCGGCTACACGCAGATGATGGACCAGGCACAGACCACGCTGCTGCAGAACGCAGCAGCCACCGGTGGCTTGCGTGGCGGCGACACTCAAGGTGCACTCGCGCAACTTGGCCCGTCGGTGCTCAACCAGCTCATCCAACAGCAGTACGCCAACCTCGGTGGGTTGGCCGGGGCCGGCCAGAACGCTGCGAGCAACATCGGCCAGCTTGGACAGGCATCCGCGAGCGGCATGGCGAGCGCTGCGCTGCAAGGTGCCGGCATGATGTCGAACAACATGCAGGGACTGGGCAACAGCAACGCCAACGCGATCATGGCGCAGGGCCAAGCGTGGAATCAGGGGCTCAACAACGCCGCTGGTAGCGCTGCAGGCGCATTCGGCACCTACAGCGGGTATCAGGC